ATCGGGCGGAAGCCAACAGCCTGACCGTGCGTGAGGGCATCTGGGGCTGGTACACCTCCAGCGCCCGGACCCGGGCGGAAGCGGACACGGCGATTGTGCTGATCATGACCCGCTGGCACGAGGACGATCTGGCGGGGCGGCTGCTGCGCCAGGCGGAGCTTGACCCCACCGCCGATCAATGGGAAGTGCTACACTTGCCGGCCCTGGACGGTGAGGGCCGGGCCCTGTGGCCGGAGCGCTTCCCGGTGGCGGAGTTGCAGCGCATCAAGGCCAGCATTGGCAGTTGGGACTTCGAAGCGCTTTACCAGGGGCGGCCCAGGCCGCTCGAGGGCGCTATTTTCAAGCGGGAGTGGTTCAAGGTCGTCGATCGTGCGCCCGAGGGGTTGCGCTGGGTGCGCTTCTGGGACCTGGCGGTCTCGGTGAAGGCCACGGCGGATTACACCTGTGGCGCCCGGGTGGCCCTGGCGGGCGATGGCACGCTCTACGTGGCGGACGTGATTCGTGGGCGCTGGGAGTGGCCGGAGGCCAGGCGCATCATCGTGCAGGCGGCGGTGGCGGATGGCGGAGGGGAGATCGGCCTGGAGAAAGTGGCTTTTCAGCTGGCGGCGGTGCAGGAGCTACGGCGAGAAGCGGCGCTGGTTCACTGTGCGATCCGTGAAGTGGAGCCGGACAAGGATAAGCTGGCGCGAGCGCTGCCGTGGGCCGCACGGGCGGAGGCGGGGAAGGTAGCCCTGGTGGCCGGGTCCTGGGCGGGGGCCTTCCTCACCGAGGTGTGCGATTTTCCTTTCGGTGAGCACGACGACCAGGTGGACGCCGTGAGTGGGGCGGTGCAGATGCTGGCCACGTCTGGCGTGGGCTTTGCCGACGTGCCGCAAGCGCCAGACGAAAAATCGAGGTGGGCGATTGGCGGAAGTAGTTAGCCAGAAGTTCAGCCTAACAGAGGAAATTGGCCGTACCGGGTTAGCCTACTGGTACGGCATGGTCGAAGAGCGCTATCTCAAAGACCTGTACGGGGCGGATGGCATCAAGGTCTTTGACGAGATGCGCCGGCGCGATCCGACGATCCGGGCGCTGCTCTACGCCACTAAGGTCATGGCGCGTACCGTCAAGTGGAGTGTGGTGCCGGCCAGCACGCAGCCGGGCGACAAGGAAGCGGCGTTCTTCCTGGAAACCTGCCTGGACGACATGAGCCACACGGTTTCGGACGCCGTGGACGACATCCTCTCCATGCTGGCCTTCGGCTGGCATTGGGCGGAGCTCTGCTATAAGCGTCGCCAGGGGCCGGGCGGTAAGATCGCCTCTCGCTACGACGATGGCCGCATTGGCTGGCGCAAGTGGGCGCCGCGCAAACAATCCAGTTGGTATAAATGGGAGTTCGACGAGACGGGCGGCGTGGTCGGTATGTGGCAATGGCCGCAGCCGGAGCGGGGTGGTCCGGCGATCTTCCTACCCATTGAGAAGTCCTTGCTGTTTACCACTGAGCCCGACTCCGGCAACCCCGAGGGTGTGAGCATCCTGGAAGCGTGTTACGAGACTTGGTACTTCTTGAAGAACCTGCTGCCAATCCTGGGCATGGGGTTCGAGCGGTCGTTCGTGGGCTTGCCCTGGTTCAACTGGAAGGAGCGGCCCGACGCCAGCGACAAGGCGGCGGTGGAGGAGTTGGGAAAGGGGCTGCGCCAGGGGAGCAAGGCGTATGTTAGCCTGCCGCCCAGCGTGGAGGGTGAACTCAAGAGCGTGGCCAACCCGGTTGCTGGCGACGTGCTGGCGACGATTCAGTATTTCCGTATCCTGATCTTGCAGGCTGCCCTGGCGGACTACATCAACCTGGGTACCGGTACCACTGGCAGCCGGGCCCTGGGACAGACGAAGCTGGATTTCTTCCTCATGGCGGTCAATGGCTGGTTGGACAAGATCGAAACGGCGCTCAACCGGTTTGCCGTACCGCGGCTGTTCGGCTTCAACGAGTTTCCCGCGCTGAGCGCCTACCCGCAGATTGAGCACACGGTGATCAGCCGGCCGGACCTGGGTGAGCTCGGTAGCTTCGTGCAGGCCATTGCCAGCTTCCTGCCGCTGTCGGCGACGGATCATGCCTGGCTGCGGGTGCAGGCGGGGATGCCGGAGTACGTGCCGCCGAAGCCGGAGGCGGATAAGCCGGAGCCGGTGACTGGCGAAGAGAAGGGCAAGGCGGCGGAGAAGGGGCGGGAGGCGGAGGCGGCGGAGTTTGCCGAGGTGAGCTGGCGGGAGAAGCACCGCCGGTGGGTGACGATGCGCGATAACCTGGTGTGCGCGGAGTGCCAGGGGCTGGAAGGGGAGATCGCTGCGCCGGGAGAGACCTTCTCTAACGGCAAGTGGGGCCCCCCGGCGCACTTGGCTTGCCGCTGTCACTTGGAGGAGGTGGGGGTCCAGCCCGATCCGCCTGTCTGGCCGCCCTGGTGGTGGGTGGTACGCCGCCGGTGGGTGACGATGAAAGACGCCAAGGTCTGCGGGGTGTGTCAGGAAATGGAGGGCGAGACGGCCTCGCCGTGGTCGGCTTTTAGCAACGGGCTGTGGGGCCCGCCTGCGCACCCCAATTGCCGGTGTGATGTGGAGGTGGTAGCGTGAGCGGTCAGATGGGTGAGCTCATTGAGCTTGGCGACGGCCTGGGCCTGCGGGTGATCACGGTGCAAATCATGCGCCCGGGGACGTTCGTGGACATGAGCGGGCGGGCGGTGACGATTACGCCGCAAGACCTGGATACTTATGTCAACAACTTTGCGGCGGGGGTGGCCGGCCAGCAGTTGCCGGTATTCTTCGGCCATCCGGCCCCGGCCGGGCGGGCGGCGGAACCGGCGGCGGCCTGGTTCCGGTCTCTGGTGGTGCAACAGGTGGACGGCGAGCCCAGGCTGGTGGCGGAGATTGAGCTTTCGGACATCGGCCAGGCCGCCCTGGAGGGCGGGCGTTATCGCTACTTCTCGCCGACGATCGACCTGGAGGCCAAGGTACTGCGCGGTGGCGGGTTCGTCAATCTGCCCGCCATCAAGGGGCTGCCGGCCATCGAGCTGGGAGCGTTTCTGGTGGAGGTGACGACCATGGACGACTTCGGGTCCCGGGTGGTCAACGTGCTACGGGACATCTTCAACCGGGGAAATCAGGAAGCCGGGGAATCAGGAAATCAGGAAGGGGGTGAACCTATGGACGAGGAAAAGCTGCGAGAGCAAATCCGGGCTGAGCTCACGGCGGAGTTTGCGGCCCAGGTGCAGGCGGAGCACGACCTGGCGGAGCGAGTGCGCGCCGAAGAGCGGGCCAAGGTCCTGGCCGAGCTCACAGAGCGGGCGGCGCTGGAGAAGGAATGCGCCGACCTGGCGGCCAGTCTGACCGGTGGCGAGGCCGGGCTGTCCACGCCGGTGGATGAGGTCAAGGCGTTCCTGCTGAGCCTCTCGCCGGAGCAGCGGGCGGTGGCTCACAAGCTGCTATCCCAGAAGGTGGTGGACTTCAGCGAGAAGGGGCACACCGGGGCGGGGGCGAAGAAGGAAGCCTTGCCCAAGCTGATGGCCGACACCCTACGGGAGTGGCTGAAAGGACGGCCGGCCGATAAGCTCAGGCAGTCGGTGGAGCTTTTCTGCGAGGCCAACGGGATCAGCGCCGCGCAGTACGACCTGTCGGAGTGGTTACCGGTAGACAAGTAGGCAGGAACAAGTACACAAGGAGGTAAGGGCATGGCTAACATGACGGCAAGCAAGAGCCGCAGATACCAGGGCGATCAAAAGCCCTGGAAGTACGGCTTGGTGGGTTACACCAACTACCAGGCCGGGAGCGCCGCCTGGACGGCCTACAAGGGCGGCATCGCCATGATGGACGTTTCGGACGTGGATGGCTACGCCCAGAAGCGCATTTCCAGCGTCAACGTGGCGGCCGGCGACGTCTTCCTGGGCATCTTCCTGGAAGAGGTGGCGGTGACGAGCTCGGATGCGGCTGATGGCAGCGAGAAGGCCCTGGTGGCCCGGGGTGGCATCTGGGCTTTCGCCAAGGGCAGTCTGGCGGTGACGGACATCGGCGCCGAGGTCTCGGCGGTGGACGATGATGGCGGCGTGACCACGACCACGGCCAATAACCTGCGCATTGGCCGCGTGGTGGATGTGGACGACACCTGGGCCTGGGTCGACATTGACGGGTACACCGCCAAGGTCGGTTTCGTGGACTAGGCCAGTCTACGTTAGCGAACGAAGGAGGTAAACTTTACATGATCGTACGCAGTGACATTGCCAAGTCCCTGGAATACGGGGCGAAGGCCAGTTTCCTGGAGGGGCGCAACGCCTGGCCGGTGAAGCGCAACCTGATCGCCAGCGACGCCACCTCTACGGGCAAGGAGGAAACCTACGTGGGGCTGGGTAGTCACCCCATGCCCATCGAGGCCGGTGGGCGGATCACACCGCGCGGCCTGGTGGAGCGCAACGTCAAGATCACCAACAAGGATTGGGAAGTGACCCTGGCCGTCTCGCACAACGCCATCAACGATGACCGGGCGGGCCACGTCCTGCCCTGGATGCGCAAAGCCGGCTTGAAGTTCGAGCAGCACATGGATTACCTGTGCTTTGCCGCTCTGGATGCTGGCGACGGCACGACCTACGGGTCGTGCTATGATACGCAATACTACTTCGACTCCGATCACGCCGATATCGGCGCCGACTACACCACGGCGCAAGGTAACCTGGGGACAACGACCCTCACCCTGGATGGCTTCAACACCATCTGGGTGGCGGCCAAGGCCTTCAGGGACGACCGCGGCGAGCTGGTGGACATTCCGTTCGACCTGCTGGTCGTGCCCCCGGCCCTGCTGAGCGTGGGGGCGCAGATCTGCAACAACGCGCAGGCCTACGACACGGCCAACCGGGAGATCAACCCCTACGCCGGGCAGATTCGTCTGCTGGTCAGCCCCTACCTGGGCACAACGGCCTGGGTGCTGGCCTGCTCGCTCTACCCCGACAAGCCGATCATCTTCCAGTTGCGCCAGGCCCCGGAGCTCACCGTCTGGGACGACGAAGAGGTGACCGCTGAGGGTGGGGTGCGCTATTTCAAGTGGATGGCGCGCTACAACATCGGCTACGGCGACTGGCGGTTGGCCTACATGGGGAAGACGTAACTACGTTTCACGTTCCAAGGCTTCCCCTGAGGGGCTCAGCCCCGAAGGGTTTCATGTTCCGGGCACCGCAACGTGCCTGCCCTGCCTGCGGCAAGCAGGCCAGGGGAACTTGGAACTTGGAACATACTCGAACATCCTGGGAGGAGCAATGATCCCTTATAGCCGGTCTCTGACCATGCAGAGTGCGGCCGCGGCCACAGGCGACGGCGTGGTCTTCGACGTGGGCGATCTGGCCTCGCTGGTGATGCAGGTGGTGGGCACTTTTGTCGGCACGGTGACCTTCGAGGCCACGGTGGATCAGACAAACTGGGTGGCCGTTCAGACGGTCAACCTGAACGATGGCAGCGTGGCCACCACGGCCACGGCGGCGGGGCTGTACGCCTGCACGGTGGCTGGCCTGAAACAGGCGCGGGCGCGCATCTCGGCCTACACCAGCGGCAGCATCACCGTGAGCGGCTTCGGCTCGAGCGCCGGGGCGGGGCTATCTCTGGCCGACCTGGTGGCCGGTGAGAGCCACATTGGCGAGGTGGGCGGTAAGATCACCCGCGTCAGCGGCACGTTCACCCGCCCGGCAGATGGCAACGCCTACATCGCCAACGACACGGTGAGCAATAGCACCTCGGCCACGACGCCGCTGGCCCTGGCCAGCGTCTTTCGGGTGGCCTCCGGCTCGGTCTACCTGGTGGGCCTGCGCCTGGAGACGAATCTGAAGAGTATCACCCCGAGGTTCAGGGTGCACTTCTTTGCGGTCAATAACCCGACCGTGGCGGCGGACAACGTCGCCTACAAAGAGGTATACGCTGATGCGGCCAACCGGCGCGGCTTCGTAGACCTGCCGGCCATGAGCACGGCGGTGGA